TCCGTTTATTGCGACCTTTACTACCCAGTCACCGAAATTAAGTGCCATTACGTTTCACCTCCCAACGATAGAATTGTTGCTTCAAGGGCTTTGATGCGTTCTTCGTGGTCTGCAATATCCTTAGGGCATATGTTCCACGCCGTAACCCTATTGCCTATTTCAAGCTTCATTCCGCAAACATCTATACTGTCGCCTTGATAATTGACACCGATATATACACTTTGTTCTGACGAAACCTGAGCAGTATATGTGTGGAGATACTTCACCCACTCTGTGCTGTCGATATCAAATTGAGACGTGGTATAACCGCCGCCTGATGCCGATTGACCATTCATTACAAGCCTTCCCTTGCCTCTTACATAGCAGGATAAGGTATATTCCTTGCCGACAACAAGCGGAATATTATTCTGCGATATCGTGATCGTTGCAGAATTCGAGGTGATTTTCCAACCTTTTTCGATATAAGGTTCGGGGCAGTCAGTTATATCTATGCTCTCCCACGTGCCGTTTGTTCCCGATGCCTTTCGCCAAGCACCCTCACTCCATAGTGCAGGTATGGTTACTTCTCCGAGGATTGTGGTCTGTGTGTTTCGCAGTATCTGTGTACCGCCGATCTGAAGCTCAGACAATATCTCCGAAGATGATTTATTTTCCACCTTTGAAAGCCCTATCTGTTCCTTAGTAACGTTATGAGGATTTGCCGTATTGCTTGTATGCAATGTAAGATCAGAACTTTCAGCTTTACTTTCTACCGCCTGTGCAATTGATTGCACATCTGCACTGTCAGCCTTGCTGTTCACAATCTCCGCAAGTGCTTCAATCTCGATGATATCAGCTTTACTATCTACCACAAGAGAGAGATTTTCAACAGCTTCCTTATCCGCTTTCTGCTCTAAAGCCTTTGCTACCGCTGAATTCGCTATCACGTTGTCACTATCAGGGGATAAAGCCTTATCAACGATCATCTGACTTTCAGGTACAAGGTACTGAAAATCCTTTAATTCGATAAGCTCTATCGGGGTATTGGTAAGACCTATTGCGGCATTGTATTCCGCTTCGGACTGAAATGGCAGGCGGAACCGGTAACTTGTCCGGTAGTTTGTAGCCGTATCGTAGGAACTATACATCTGAACATCTGCAGAACCGTAAGCGAAGGTATCGTCAGGAGGATTTATCACACTTGCCAGCTTTAGCCCGTAGCCGAAGGCACAGCCGTTAGGAACATAGTGATGTGTTTCCATTTCTGATATCTGCTCACCGTCAGAACTGAAGCCGTCGACATACCACAGTTGATTTTCATTTGCACCCTTGATAACAGAATAGAACTTAAGGTTGTCATAGGTATCACCGTGAACACCTGACGAATTTATCCTTGTACCCTTAGGAAAGCTTATTTCACTGTAAAGATAATCGGCATCGCCCATCATATATTCGGTTGTGACAAGATACCCACCGAGGACAAAGCTGTTACCGACACCGCCGTAGCCGACGTTGTTCCCTTTAACATAATGAGTCTTTGTGAAATTATGTATCACCTGTTGACTTTCCTTTTCCTGAAGGATAACAGCGTTTTCAACCGTTAAATCTACAGAAGAAGGCATTGCAAGAGAATAATTTTCAAGGTATTCTATACGCTTTCCCATATCTGCAAAATCGTCATACACACTTGCAAAGCAGAACTTTGTTCTGTCGGTAAAAAGCTTCAGATAATCCTCAACCGTTGTCACTCTCTGTATATCAGGAGTATTTCTGTTGGGCATAAAGTCGATATTGATATTCTCAGCCAAGCTCTGTACCTCCCTCGGTATTGTAATAAATGCCGTAAAGGGTAAAGGCAGGTGTATTTCCGTAACCGTTTTCCGTTACTCTGCCGCCAATTCTAATTTTCATTCTCTGACAACGCATGGGGATAATCGGTACCGTAAATATCTCTGTATTAGGCTTTGTCTTTGTACTGTCATAGCTGTATACAGTCTTATATTCACCACCATTGTATGAAATACTGATACTGAATGAAACGTCTCTGTACTTATCATCAACCCCGATAACAAATCTGAGTTTTGATATATGCCTCATTATTGCACCCGTGCGGTTTAAATCGCCTGTCACAAGACCAAAGCTAACATCCTCTTCAAACTCCGTAATGCTGTCATCGTTACCTCTCATAAGATACAGTCTTACGAAATTACCGATAACCATAGTAAGATACAAAGCACCGCCGTAGTTATGGCCTGATATCATTGTTCCGTAACCGCCCATAATATCCTCTGTATGCCAGCTATCGTGTAAACAGTCGTAGACGTATACTCTGTAATCTGTAGCCATATAAACGGCGTTATCATCTGCTACACCTACTGCAGTATCGGTTATATCTCTGCCAAGCCTCGCATCAGCTCTTACCGATGTACTGCCGTTAAAGACGAATATACCTTCAGGTGCTTTGTAGTAAAGCAGACCGTTTGATTTGCAGATTGAATTGTGACTGCCTTTCTGCACTCCACGAAGCTCCGTTGTACTCAGCGTAAAGTTAGATGGCTTTGTGCCATAAATGCTATGTACACAGTTTTCCTTAAAGAATAAGATGCTGTCATTGTATACCGCACTGCCTGTAAAATCACCATCAGAACCGACTGTTACCGCATAGGAGTCTGTTGAAATTCCGTTATATTCCTTCCAAACAAAAGGATCTCCTAATTTGGAACAGTATATTTCGTGATTTTCCGAAGAACAGCCCCACAGTCTGTTGTTATGCTCTATGACAAGGTCATAATCCATCTTAGGTATCATCAAACGCTGAACTTCAGCAGACCTCTCAAGCGTTACATTCATATGTTTTGCAACCGTTCTGCCCCCGGTCATATCCCTTTGTTCTGTGTAAAAATATCGGGTACTTTGATATAAATCGCCTGTTGTATCAAAAATTATTGCAGTTTTCCCTTCGGGAAGGTAGTCCTCATCATCGCTTATAGCGGTTATGTAAGCTCTGATGGAATAAGCTCTGTTTTTATACGCATATTCAAGTGTGACTCTGTCACCCACCTGCAAAAGAGAAAGGGAAAGGTTTGAGGAATCTGTTTCATAATACATCAGCTTGCGTATATCGATTGTAGGAGATGTCTGATTTATATTTTTCTCTTAAAGCGTACCGCCTGTAATCGTTACTCTTAAGCTATCGATATTCGTCATATCCTCTGTGTTTATTACTATCCAGTCAGGAAGTATAACAATATATGCACCCATAGATACAAGCTTTTTTCTTGTTTCAGTAAGCTCAAGGTCGATCTTTGTATCTCCGATATATATACCGTCAGACACGGTATACACAAGCATATCGTCTTTAAACATAAAGCCTGTCATATCAATAGGCAGACTTTTATATCTGCGGCAAGGCATATTGCGTACCGCAGGATAACTGTCTGACGTCATATTGTGCATCTCTTCCCATTCACCAAGCGGTGTACCGTTAAGGTTGTTTATGCCGGAGAACCGGGTCTGATAGATTACGGAATTCCCGAGTCTTCTTAGCTTTTTATATTTCATACCTCCTCCTAACCACTTATCAGCGTACCAAGGGCATATTCGTGGGTGTTGTTGAAATACCTTTCATAATCCCCGTAAACGCTTTCAAGCATTGCCATATCATTGTTGTAACGGTCATACTCTGCATTTGCAAAATCTATCATTGAGCACAGATAAAGCAGGTACATTTCATCATAGGGAGAGGTGACAAAAAGCTCTGTTTCTTCCGTTGCGTCAGCAACTACAGTAAAGGGAATATCGCACTTATGAGTAGAATAGATCTCATTATATACACGGTTTTCAAAATCGGTAAGCCAACCGATTTTTTCATCTGCCGAAAAGCTGTTCGGTCTTAATCTGTCAGATCTCTCTATCGCTTCTTTTATTGTCATAAATTCTCCTTTCTGCTTGTTTTCAGTTCTTTCCTTCCTGAATTATAAGCGACTGCTTCCAGCCCTCATCGCGGTAATATTCAGCCTTTTTTCTCTGCTCCTCTGCTCTGTCAAGCTGGAGCTTTATAAACATAGGCACCTGCACCGTTTCTCCTCTTTTTATCTGATAACTATTTCCGTTTACCGCTACGAAAACGTCGTCGTTATACTTTTCTCCGTCCTTGAAAAGCTTTATTGTTACAAGCTCTGAGAGCTTATTATCTTTCTTTGTCATAATAGAATTTTCCTTTCTTATATATTTACCCTCAGGCTTTCGCCTGAGGGTATATTCAGTTATATGTTGTTATCAGTTGGCATTCGCCTTTGCTGAATAAACGGGAGAACAGCTTTCAATTCTTACCATATATTCATCGGAAAGAATTTCTGCCACTCTTGTAGCCTTCCAGCCCACTGACGCTCTCTGGTTAAGAGGGTCGTCACCGTAACCAAGCTGCTTTACAATGTGCTGAAGTCCACCGCCTGTAACGTCTGTTACCGCATAGGCGTGAGCACCGAGCACTAACGTTGAGAATACTGCAAGACCTTCGGGGCAGGTCTCATCCTTCCAGATCTTTGCTTCTGTGGACTTTACAAAACGCACGTTACCGATAGAACCGATTTCACCCTTAAAGATGTTTTCAGGCTCTGCATACTTATGTACGTCGATCCATTCCTTGCTTCTCATAAGGTCATAAGCCGCGTAAGGATGAATGATAGCTACGTAATTTTCACCGTCAATACCGTCGGCGTTCATAAGCTCAAGCTGTGCCGACGCCTTAAAGATAGTGTCAACTGTAAGAGCACAGGTGTTATCAAGGTCTTCTCTTGAAAGTACTTCTGTACCGTCAGCCTTTGCGGCATAAATTACGTTTGTACCTGCGTTTATAACCTCTCTTGTGATAGTATCGAGAGTTCTGCCGGACTGACTGCCAAGCAGCTTAGTGGACTGCACCACGTTATTATCAATTGCAGTAAGCTCCAGCATATCGGAAAGCTTGATGTAGTCACCGTACTGATTTACCGTTGCTGTTACGTTTGATACAGAAAGGGAGTTGCCCGCAGGGGTAACACCTTCAACAAGAGGTGTAGTCGCCTTCTGAAGAGGGCTGTACTTTCTGAATTCTATAGTCTTACCACCGTTCTTAGGAATGGGGTACTTGTCGCCAAAGCGGTCGTGTACAAGCTTCGGCTCTGCCATATCAATGAGAGTGTTCTCATAAAACGTCTTCATCTCTGCGGATAAAGAATCCTGAGATGTTGTCTGTGTTTCAAAAAGATCGATCTTAAAATTAAAATACTTTTTCATTTTGTTTTTCCTTTCTTAATTAAAGTCTTACCGTTTCGCCTCTTTCGGCTCTTCTTATAAGCTCATTTCTTTCCTTTCTCGTGAGCTTTGGTTTTTCCTGTCGCATTTTTCGTGAACTGTCATCCAGCGCACCTTCTCTTGCTCTTTGATTTTCTGAATTTCCCCGCAACGTATCTGCCCTTCGCATTTCAGATATAGCATAGCTCATAGCCGCCATTAGAATATCATCAAAATGCAGTACCTGATACGCCGTCATAATGTCAACGCCATTGTAACAAAGGTTGAAGAAGTCCCTGTTCTGAAGCTCGTTTGCCAGAACAAAACCGGGATATAATTTCTGTACTTCCGCTTCTCTTTCCTGCCATAATTTCAGCTTATCGGAAATGTCATCGGATTTTTCGCTTTTTGCGATATCAATGTCGATTGCCGCTTTTATACCCTCATAATCTCCCTTTGCCACACCAAAGCGTTTTGCCATAAGAGAAACTATTTCCTTTTCAGCGGTATGCTGACGTGCCTTTATTTCCTTTACCCTGCGGTAAAATTCATCAGCAGAAGCAGGGCTATCATCAGGCTTTTCTGCAAAGTCAGATACATTTTCTGATACCTCTGTAGCTCCTGTCACAGCTTCGGTATTCGTTGCAGTCTCTTCAAAAAGTGTCAGATCAAGCAATTTATCACCTCCTTTCATTAAAAAATTTATATAATATCAAACGCAACTCTTTCGGGGAAGCTGTCGCTGACAAGGTAAAATCCTTTGCAGATGCCGTCCACGACTTTGTTTACGTCTTCATTATCGGTAACGTAGTTAAAATACGCGTCGCCGCTTTTAAGAGAAACCCCTATAATATCCACTTCTCCCTCATCCTCATAATCAAAAAGGTTCTGAGCTAAAGTCTGGGCCAGAGTGCTGATTGCCGCACACACTACACTGCCTTCTTTCTGCACTCCGTCACCTGCGTGACCTTTTATATAAATTTCTCTGCCAAGACTTGTCTTTTTTACGGTTATATCTGTCACAGAAGATCACCGCCTGATTGCAGTGCAGCCTGCATAGCTTTATAGCTTTCAGCAATTTTTGAAATGGAATCTCTGATGTTTTCCTTTCCTTCAAAATCCATTATTTCAATTGCCGCTAAAGCCTGCTCTGATAGCTCGGGACGGAAAAAGCCTATATGAAACAGCTCCTTTGCAAGCTCATTCTGTGCCGCCTTTGAAAAGGGAGATTTCTTCGCCGCCTTGCATATAACATCAAAAACAGGTTTGTGCGGTTCAATTACTTCTCCGAACAAGTATCTTTCTTTACTTTTCAGCAGACTGTTATCAAAGCTTTTAAAATCTCCTGATAAAAGATAACTTCTCGGTGTGTTATAAAACTGTCTTATAAGCTCGATTATCAGATAGCAGACGTTTGTAAAGGCAAAATAACTGCCCTTTATCATATCACGGGAGAGCTTGTTGCCTGCTTCCTGAAGTGCCGCAATAGCACTGGCGGCAGTAACACCGCCTGAAGTGCCGCCTTGAGAGAAATCTCTGTTGCCGCTTGTCTCCTTAAGTTCTTCGATCTTATTGTTCATAGCGGTCATCACGGCACTGTCAAGAGGATCAAGACGTATTTCTCTTATATCATCATCAGATAAATTTCCCGCCACGTGTACAAAGGGCTTTCGGAAATCTGCAAATTCCTCTTCTCTCACCGCACCGCCAAGCTTTATAAAATATCGCTTTCTGCTCATCTGTACGGTATGTTCTAAAATCACCTGACCTAACTTATCTATGTACATCTGGGCATCTCGCATAATATCAATATAACCAAAGCCACAGGGCGTGCCCTCCTGCATAAAAAGAGGATCCAAAACAAATGGATATCTGCCGTGCTCATAAAAGCCCTTTTCACAAAGCTCGTCATCCTCACTTGCATAAAGCACCGTATCGCCGACAAAACGGCAATAGTGCAGAATATCACCAGATGCAGTTCTTACCTTGTAATACCAGTCGATAACTGCTGATTTTTCCGATACGTCAATATTGTCATCAAATTTATAGCCTGCCACGTTTACCGTATCACCGCCAAGCTTTCCCTGAAGTTCGGGATACATATCACAAAGCAGATCGTTATCGTAAAGGCTTACGTAAAACACGTTTCTGCTGTCCTCAATATTCTTGATACCCGGTTGCCAGAAAAGGTTAAGCAGATCTATATTCTTTATTGCTATATCTCCTCTGCCGTTATCAAGGACGGGATCCCACAGTACCGCCTGACAGGCAGTTCCGTTTTTAAGCTTGTACCACCACATATCGCTGTACAGCTTTTCATAGCCTGAGCGTTCAAGCACGATAGGGAGCATTTCTGACAGTCCCTTTGCCGCTATTTCGTCATCCTGCTCTCTTGGGAGAACGGAAGGCTCAGGAATATTATCCATAGCATCTGCATGCTTATTTGCCAGTGAATTGAAAAGCCACGCCGATGCAGGACGGGGGCGGTTTACGTCGTATTCCGTTCCGCTTATCTCTCCCCAGCGACGCATTTTCCACCACTGCTCATTGGATATAATGCGGTTTTCAAGATTTGCCTTGCCCGCCTTATATTTCTTTAACGTCTGTTCGGCACGGATAAGCTGATCCCTGCCTATTTTTCTCTTTTGATTCAAAATTACCTCCTAAATGTTATAGAACGAATAATCGTTTTTCTTCTTTCTTTGCTCAAGGGGATCGTCTGTGTATGGTAGCTCTGCTCTTTCTCTCGGAGCGGTCATAGGATTTGCCATAAGCACGTATCTGCATTCATCGTAGATATGATCCTCCTGATCCGTATTGATATCCTCAACCTTCTTGTCATCGTATACAAGAGCAGGAATGGTACGGATAAAATGCTTACAGGTGTTAAAGCAGTAGAACATCGGCAGTCCGTCCTTATTAAACATAAGCCGATAATGATACTGCATTTTTCCTGCTATTCTCGTGTTGTCACCACCACTCCACAGAATAAAGTTAGGTGGCATTGACATAAGATCTGCAACGCTTTCACCACGGCTGCGGTCAAATATTGACGGGTCTGCTATACCCGTTATGGTTCTGCCCTTAAGATTTTCGTTTTCGCTTTCTATCCGCTTTATTTCTGCCGCAATCTCTACAGGATTTATCATAAGCCCCGTGTTTGGCGTTTCAGTACAGCCGTAATATTCTGCTATGCGGTATATACATCCTCTGCGGTCGACCGCATACCAGCCTACCGAAAAGGGCTTTGCATAACCAAAGTCGAAACCACGTACTACCGTCCAGTCGGACGGTATCCTGAAGGGAGCTATAACGTGAGTCCATTGTCTGTCCTCATAATGTGCTTTATCATCTACCCACTCTGAAAATACCTGACCTGAAAAGCTGTCCCAATCGCCGTAGAGCAGAGCATTCTTTTCCGCTTCGGGAAGCATTGCAAGAGATGCGAGGTATTCAGGGTCATTGCTGAGTAGCTTCTGATTATCGAAAACGCTTGCAGGAATAAATATACGACTTTTTTCAATCTTTATCGGCTTTCCTGATGGGTCGTAAACTGTATACGTATCTACAATGGGAGTCATAGGCTTTGCGGCGGTTATAAATCTCTGCTTTACCCAGCCGTGCCCTATTCCTCCGGGGTTTGCGGTAGCTCTTATATACACCCTTGTTCCTTCTCCACCAGGTCTGTTTCGGGAGAACATATAGCTGTACTCCTCAAAAGTAAAGTGCGTAAGCTCGTCAAAGCCGATAAAATCATATCTTTTACCCTGATACTGCGTCTTGTCCTTTGCATATTGCATACTACCGAAGTAGATTTTTGCACCTGAAGGAAACGTCCAGCAATGATTGGTACTGTTGTAGGTAGCCTTGGGGAATGCCGCCGTATATATCTCTCTTGACCTATCAATAAGCTCCGATAACTGCGGATAGGTCTTACGGAATATGATCGCTCTGTAATGGGGTATATGTACCTGACGAAGAGCCTCTGCAAGTAATGCATCCGACTTACCGCCGCCTGCCGCACCGCCGTATAAGGCTTCATATTCAGGGCGGCATAAGAACTGTATCTGCTTCGGTTGAGGCGACCAGCATATATTTCTTTTATTTTTCATTCTGTCACCTCTCTATCGGCGGTAATACCACAACTCCGCTTTCATCATCTTCCTCGTCCTCTGTCCTGCCGTCCCACTCGTAGCCACAGCGGTTTTTAAGCCAGAATATCTGTGCCGTGGTGCTGGGCATGACCTCCTTTTCAACGATCTTAACAAGCTCCATATCTCCCTCCTTGCTCAGTTGCTGAACTCTTTCAGTCTGAACGTATCCCACCGCTCTTTTGAAAAGAGCCTTTTCCACAAGCTTGTCAGCCATATCATCGCCGCTATGGACAGCCTTATTTATTTCAGGATATTTACTGCACCAGGCTAAAAGTGTTTTTTCGCTGACGCCTATCTTTTTTGCGATCTGTGAAGTATCGTAACCCATTAAGCTGAAGGAGCTTAGCTTTTCCTGTCCCTTTTCAGTCAGATATTCCTGATATTTGCTGTTTATACTATCACCTCCTTTCAAAAGACAGGTCACTCTTCATTTTCTTCTACTTCTCCCTTGCATATAGGACAGCACCATTCTCTTTTATAAGCAGGATATCCCCAGCACTCTCCGTACTGTACCGAAATATAATCTAAGTCCTCTGTCTGAAATTTGTTTTTGCATTTTGTACAGGTGTACATTCATCCTCCTTTCTGTACAGTTTATCGTACACAGCTCGTGTTATTATTTGTTTAAGGGATGTAAGCCGTTTGTCGAAGTCAACGATTTGTTGTCCTTTGACACAAGGATATCACAAAGAAACAGATTTGTCAACAGTTTGTTGATAATTTTTTAAAGTTTGTGAGAAATATAGAGAAAGCGTCAACAGTTTGTTGCTTTTGTTGTGGAAAACGTAGAATTTTACAACACTATGTTGACTTATCAACATATCGTTGATATAATTTAAGCACAGTAAAATGTAAAAATAAAATAAGGAAGGTCTTAAGCTATGAGTATTTTTTCAGAAAATATCAAAGCTCTCCGTAAAAAGAAGGGTTTTTCCCAGGCTGAGGTAGCGGAGCATTTAGGCATGACAAAGCAGGGCTACAGTCTTTACGAGCTGGGCAAGCGTGAACCTGATTTCGACACGTTAAAAGCAATTGCAGATTTTTTCGGTACAGATACGGATTTTCTTCTCAGCGAATACGACACTGTATCAATTTCTGACAGCAAGCTGAAGTTTGCACTTTTCGGTGATACAGAAATTGACGATGACGTTTTAGACGACGTTAAAAGACTTGCTATGGAGCATTTAAAATACCGTCAGAAACAAAAGGAACAGGAGAATAACTAAGGACCTTTAAACAAGTTTTAAACGTAAGGAGGCGTGAATTTTGAAAAATCTTATGAAGATAGCACAGAAAAACGACATCCCCATTATTGATATGAGGATGTACGGAAATGAAGAGGCTATGAGTCACAGTATAAACGGCTTTTGCATGATAGCAATAGACCGCCGCAAAGTAAAAAGTCACGCTGATTATAAAGTAAAATCCGCCCATGAGCTTGGGCATTGCATTACAAATTCCTTTTACGATGAGGATTGTCCCATCGTACCAAGAGGAAGGATAGAACGCAGAGCCGACGTCTGGGCGATAAGAAATACCATTCCGAGAAGGGTAGTTGTAAAGCTTCTTAAAAGCGGAGTAAACGAGCTTTGGGAGCTGGCGGAGCATTTCGGCGTTACCGAAGATTTTATGAAAACCGCTTTAAGATACTACAACCTCTGGAACGGAAATTAAAAACAGAAAAAAGAGAGATGGACAATTTTGAAGATTAAAAATTCATTTTTAAGGGGACTGAAATCAGGTATACCTATAGGACTGGGATATCTGTCTGTTTCATTCTCCTTCGGTATTATGGCTGTGTCAAAGGGACTTCACTGGTGGCAGGCTGTAATAATATCAATGGTGACAGTAACCTCTGCAGGACAGCTTGCAGGAGTCGGAATAATGATAAACCCCGGACAATATATAGAGATGCTGATTTCTCAGCTTACTGTAAACGTGAGATATTCCTTTATGGCAATATCCCTTTCACAAAAGACGGACGGTAAATTCAGAGGATTATACCGCTGGTTACTGGGATTTTTCATAACTGATGAGATTTTTGCCGTTGCATCAAATGAGAAAAGCGTATCCCGTTCCTTCTTCACGGGATTATCCCTTATCCCCTGGCTTGGCTGGACAATGGGTACTTTACTTGGTGCATTGCTTGGTAACGTTTTGCCCGACTCGCTGATGTCAGCACTTTGCATTGCGATATACGGAATGTTCGTTGCGATAGTTGCACCAAAGGCGAAAAAATCAAAATCACTGCTTATCGTAGTTTTTATAGCTCTTGCACTCAGCTGTATCTTCTATTACACACCCGTATTAAAGGAAATTTCCTCAGGTATTACAATAAGCGTTTGTGCTATCCTTGCCGCTGTTATCGGCGCAATAGTTTTCCCTGTAAAGGAGGAAGCGATAGATGGATAACGGACAGTTTTTAATATATCTGCTTATAATGTCAGGCTCTACTTACCTTATAAGAGCCATCCCATTTGCGGCAGTAAGAAAGAAAATAAAAAACACCTTCGTAAAGTCATTCCTTTACTACATACCCTATACGGTACTTACGGCAATGACCTTTCCTGCAGCACTTTACGCTACGGGAAGTATTGCATCAGCGGCTGTGGGCTTGCTGGTTGCGGTAATATTTGCAATCTTTGAAAAGGATCTTACCATAGTTGCAATAGCCTCCTGCGTATCGGTCTATCTGTCGGAGCTTTTATTTTCCTTTGCAGGAGTCATTTGACAAAACACCCTTTCATATTGTATAATAAGGCTATGGACTCAGCCGCCTCAGGCGGTCAAAATAAAACCCGAAAGGAATTATCACAATGGAATCAATCAAAAAGTACATTGCTGAATTTATCGGTACTTTCGTACTGGTATTATTCGCATGCGGAACAGCCGCAGTAGTAGGCTGCTCAGCAACAAACGGCACAGGTTATCTTTTAACCGCTCTCGCATTCGGTCTTGTTATCGTTGCTATGGCATATTCAATCGGTAACGTTTCAGGCTGTCACATCAACCCTGCGGTATCTATCGCAATGCTCATCAGCGGCAAGATGTCTGTAAAGGACTTTGTCGGCTACGTTATAGCACAGTTTGCAGGTGCTACAGCAGGTGCAGCAGTTCTTATGGCACTCGTAGGTGTAGAAAGCGGTCTTGGTGCAAACGGGCTTTTCAAGGGCGATATTCTTCTTTCTATCCTCGTTGAAATTATTCTCACCTTTGTATTTGTAATCGCTATTTTAGGCGTTACGTCAAAGACAGAAAACAGTGCCGTTGCAGGTCTTGTTATCGGTCTTTCATTAACACTTGTACACATCTTAGGTATCTCCTTTACAGGTACGTCCGTAAACCCTGCACGTAGCTTCGGTCCTGCTTTATTCGTAGGCGGCGACGCTCTTGCAAATGTATGGGTGTTCCTGCTTGCTCCGTTGGTCGGTGGTGTTCTTGCAGCACTGGTTTACAAATTCCTGGATACCAAAAAGGCTGAATAAGGCGCGCATTCATTGCAGATAATCTAAATTCAATACCTCGAATGTAAGGCAAAAGGCTCTGTGGTGGCTGGTTTTCAGCCACCACAGAGCCCTGTTTTAATGAAATCCTTGCTTTCGCAAGGATGAAATCTGCTGCGCAGATGAAATCTTCGGCTACGCCTCAGATGAAATTAAATCCAACTGTAAGGAACGGCCTGTGTGCCGTTCCTTTTTGCGTAATTTGAGGAATAGTCTGCGGAATGACACATAGGTCATTCCCTACTTGCCCATTTTGAGACACCACCCGCCAATTGCCGACTTTGGGCAATTAGCCTGAAGGAGAAACGGGGAACGATGACGCAAAATCGTTCCCTGTTCTCTGAGCTGTTCCCTGTCCTCCTTTTAACACATAGAACCGTCCCCAGTGCTTTACTGTGCTTTTATTTGGCCTTTTATAAAAAATATTGCATTTTGTCCGCTATTCCTATATAATTGTTATGGGTACGACCCAATCTTTATAATTTAGGAGGAATCGCTTTATGACTTTACTCAAAAAATGTACGGCAGAATTCATTGGAACCTTTGTGCTTGTGTTCTTTGCCTGCGGAACGGCCGCAGTTGTCGGTTGCTCCGCTGAAAACGGAACCGGCTATTTGCTGACCGCACTTGCCTTCGGCCTCGTTATTGTGGCAATGGCATATTCTATCGGCAACGTATCCGGCTGCCACATCAACCCCGCCGTGTCCATTGCAATGCTGGTAAGCGGCAAGATGTCCGTCAAGGATTTCATCGGCTATCTGATCGCTCAGTTTGCCGGTGCTACTGCCGGTGCCGCTGTGCTGATGGCTTTTGTTGGCAAGGAGAGCGGCCTTGGTGCAAAT